GGTACTCCCCATGTGTTCGGATTAAATGCCGTATGCTTGGTGAGGCCTAACTGAAGGCGCCACTTAAACACTTGGTCACTGGTCTTCACATATGAGGAGCCACTCCCTTCAGATTCCAAAGCTTTGATGGTCTCCCAGTTCTCGTCTAAACGAGTCTGGTAACTCTTCCCGTGAGGGTTGAATCCAAGACCACCAAATTCTTCAGGAATCTCAGCCATCTTCTCAGCTACCGCCCTCTGACGAGGACGAAGATGAGGAATGAACTGAGGACCGAGGTTTCTGACTGAATCGATAAACGATCGATCGGAAATCTCTCTCCACTTGAAGGGAGTGACAACAGCATCTGGAAAGATGACCTTTCCTGCAAACTCCGCCACACGTTCTGAACGGATGGTTTTGTCCTTAGAAATAGGGCATCCCATTTGCTCAAGGGCGTTAAGGTAGAAATGGGCCACGGAATCACTGGAGATGACAATGTCATCACCAAGGATCCTGTAGTTCGATTCGCTCCCACCGCACCTACGAACTACCCAATGATGGGTAATCGCAAATGCGGGGAAGGAAGGTCCTAACCCTAAGGGTTGACCTTTATTCCACCGAATCGTCCTGCCTGGTTGGTTAGGTACCTTAAGGTACCAAGGTCCCTTGGAGCAGTACTCGAAGTAATCGAGATGCTGATTCCAAGAAGGATCCAGGAGCCCACGAAGACATTCCATCTGGAGTTCCAGAGGAAAGTTGTTCGTGGCATCACTCAAATCAATAGAGTAACAAACTTTATTGGACTTGAGCTGCTCCTGAACCCACCGGACACCTTCACCCTGATCGAAGGTACAGTCCCCTTTCATCACCCGAAGGCGATCAAGGAGGGTCCTTTGAAGAGGTTTAAGTGCCAGTTGGTGAATCCTATTCGGATTTGCTACAGCACGAAGCTTATAGCCAGGTTCCTGGATGAAAGATATCTTGCCAATTACTGGGATGTTATCCCAGTTCGGCATATTCCTTGTGAAGGGAAAGATATCCTCCTTCAGGTCCCTGAACACCTCTTTAAACCGTTGAGAAGCGATACGAACAGTACCGTTATCAACAGCTAAGGGCCACCACTTCGTTACCTCAGACTCAACCTCTGTTTTACCATTAATGGTAGGACAGCGGCGAGTTGGAGCAACGGAGAGATCCGCCAGAGTTGCACAGGTAGCTTTCACAGATGAGGCAGTCAGCCTCACCTCGCACGGAAAAACATCTACCAAGCTCTTCATGGGTGTAGAATTTTCCACACTTGTTAAGAACTTGAAAAGTTGTTTCTCAGTGGGAACCGCAGCCACTTGGGTGCTATACACCATTAAGGAGTTTAGCGCCCTGGCCCTGGATTTCATAGAAGTCCCATGCCACAAGGCCCGAAAAGGGCCCAATGGAGCGGAGTTCCGATATGAAACCCAACTAGGAGTCTCAGCTTCCCCAGTAAAGCCTTGGATATACCAAGTCTTTAACTGTTTCAGCCTGCTTACGGTCCATTCTGGACCATTGCAGCGAAGCCAA